GCGACCAACCGGCGCTCAAGATCGTGACCGGCGGCACAACGCAGACCGACACGGCGCTGACCACGGCAATCGCTGCGGGCCGCAAGCCGCTGGCATTCGGCTGGTCGCCAGCGGGCGGGTACATCGGAGACGCGGCGGGGAATGTTGCAACATTCGGGGCTGTGAGCCTGCCGGGCGGCATGACGGGTGACCGATGGGGCAGCGCCTCTGATGGCACGTACATCAACGACATTCTCGAGCGCCGCGCGACATTACACCACATTCCACAGGCACAGGCGCTTGCCCTTGCCGCAACAGTGTAACGGGTGAACACATGACCGAGTATCTGATAAGGGCTTCGAGCCGGGACGCCATCATCGCCATTCTAACCATGGCAAGCCAAGGCAAGACACAGCCGTTGGTCTGGACCTTTGAAGGCAAGACCGTGTTTCGTGACTCTCGCCTCATAGAGCCTTGGGCCGAGACTGTGCCGGGTACACCGGTGGAGAGCACAGACCCCGAGACGGGCGAAACGGTTACAACCACGCCACAGGTTGCGACCGGCGATTGGCTGTGCAAAGTCATTCTTGATGAACCAGATGGGGCCTTAGAACTAGTTAGTGTTTTAAATTAATGTCTGTCACTTCCTCACAATTAGATAAAAAACAGTTAGCTCGTTTAGCCGCAGAACAAGATTTAGAAGTCTTTATCCGCTTAGTTCATCCACATCGTATTCTAGGGTCTGTTCACAAAGAGATCATTCAATGGTGGACTAGACAAGACTCTTTATCGCATCAGCTACTGTTAATGCCTCGTGACCATATGAAGAGTGCTTTAGTAGGCTATCGTGTGGCATGGGAAGTAACAAGAGACCCAACACTAAGGGTTTTATACGTATCCTCTACTGCCGGCCTCGCTATTAAGCAGTTAAAGTTTATCAAAGATATTCTAACTAGTCCGATATACACACGGTACTGGCCTAATATGGTTAATCCTGATGTCGGCCACAGGGAGAAGTGGACTGAAACAGAAATCGCTGTAGACGATCCTCGTCGTAAAGCAGAATCTGTCCGTGATGCTACAATCTTCACCGGCGGTTTAACAACCTCTCTCACAGGCTTTCATTGTGATATAGCGGTTCTAGACGATGTTGTTGTTATTGAGAATGCGTACACTCAAGACGGTCGTGAAAAGGTTAAAACACAGTACAGTCTTCTTTCGTCCATCGAATCTTCGGAGGCAAAGGAATGGGCTGTAGGCACTAGGTATCACCCTAAAGACTTGTACGCCGACCTTTTAGAGACAGAGGTTGATACGTACGATGAACAGGGTGAGTTGTCAGGTTCCACGCCGCTGTACGAAGTATTTGAACGCAAAGTAGAAGATGTCGGTGATGGAACAGGGGAATTTCTATGGCCTCGTCAGCAAAGAGTAGACGGTAAGTGGTTCGGTTTCAATGCCGCGATCTTAGCGAAGAAACGCGCACAGTACAAAGACAAAACTCAGTTTAGAGCACAGTATTACAATGATCCTAATGACATCTCCGGTGCTTCCATTAATCCTGATTTCTTTCAGTACTATGATCGCACCCACCTTAGTCGCAGCGATGGTTCTTGGTTTATTAAAGGACGCCGCTTAAACGTGTTTGCTGCCGTGGACTTCGCCTTCTCCTTGTCTAAGAAAGCAGACTATACTGCAATTGTGGTTCTTGGTATTGATGCCAATCGTAATACTTATGTATTAGATATTTCCCGATTTAAGACCGATAGAATTAGCGAGTATTTCGATCAGATTTTGAGGTTACACCAGAAGTGGGACTTCAGAAAGATACGGGCCGAGATAACTTCTGCACAGAGTATCATTGTTCGAGACCTTAAAGAGAACTACATTAAACCGCACGGACTGGCACTGTCCATTGAAGAACATAAACCCACACGATATGCCGGTACTAAAGAAGAACGTATGGAGGCAATTCTTCAACCTCGGTACTCTAATAGACAAATCTGGCACTACCACGGAGGTAACTGTCAAATCCTTGAAGAAGAACTGGTCTTACAGAATCCCTCACATGACGATGTTAAAGACTGTCTCGCTTCTTGTATCGAAATCTGTATAGCTCCTTCACAGTTTGGTTCTTCTTCGTCAGCTCGACAGAGTGCTAAATTAAATGTTTTAACACATCCACGCTTTGGTGGTATTGGTTAAAAACCATAGTCCACACCCCCTGATAGCACGTACTCTCTCTCTCTCCCACACACCACTAAACTTTAAAGGTTAATCTTTTGGCTGGTCAAACTCTCGACATCTATGATCTTATAAATCCCGATCAGATGGGCCTAAAGATCGCTGAGCAGTGGTCTACGTGGAAGACTGCCAGAGCCTCTCGTGAAAGGGAGTGGGAAGAGATACGTCGGTACGTGTACGCCACAGATACATCCGAAACTAATAATGCTTCTTTGCCTTGGAAGAATAAGACCACCATCCCTAAACTCTGCCAGATTAGAGATAACCTGTACGCTAACTACATAGCAGCTATGTTTCCTAAGCGTAAGTGGTTAGTCTGGGAGTCAGACACAGAAGATGGAGCAGACAAAGAGAAGACCTCTGCTATTGAGATGTACATGATGTGGGTTGTTGAACGATCCGACTTCAAGAACATTATGCAGAAAGCCCTATTAGATTACATTGACTATGGCAATCCATTTCTAACGGTTGACTGGTTGGATGAACGCAGGACTCTTGATACTGGGGAAAAACTTGGGTACGTGGGTCCAGTACTTCAGCGTATTAATCCATTGGATATTGTTATGAATCCTTTGGCACCATCTATTTCCCAAGCACCAAAGATCATCCGTTCGTATAAGACTCTAGGTGAAGTCAAGGATATCCTCGATAGTGAAACCCGAGAAGATAACCAACTGGAGATGGAGGACCTATATTCGTACCTGATGGAAGTACGTCGTAACGCCCAGCAGTTGGATAGTGATTTAGCTATTAAAGATGGCTTCTTTCAGATGGACGGTTTTACAGATTTCCGTTCGTACTTAGGTTCCGATTACGCCGAGTTGCTGACCTTTTATGGAGATATCTTTGACTACGAAAAGGGTATTCTTTTAAAAAACCATATTGTAACAATAGTTGACCGTCATAAGGTTTTATCAATTAAACCTAATCCAGCAGTGTTTGGTTCGGCCCGCATCTTCTCCTCCTCGTGGCGTAAACGTCAAGATAGCTTGTGGGGTATGGGTCCTCTCGATAACCTTCTTGGTATGCAGTATCGTATCGACCATCTTGAAAATATGAAAGCGGACGTATTCGATCTTATTGCCTTCCCCCCGCTTAAGATTAAGGGCTACGTAGAAGACTTCGAGTGGGCACCTATGTCCCGTATTTACGTTGGTGACGACGGTGACGTTTCCATGTTGGTGCCAGATGTCAACGCCCTGACCGCTAACTTCGAGATTGACAATCTTGAAAAGAAGATGGAGGAGATGGCTGGTGCCCCTAAGGAGGCGATGGGTTTCCGTACTCCCGGTGAAAAGACTGCTTTCGAGGTCCAGCGATTAGAGAATAGTGCCTCCCGTGTGTTTCAGAATAAGATTGCTCAATTCGAGGAAGAGGTTGTTGAACCCTGCCTAAATGCTATGTTAGAATTAGCTTCTAGGAAGATGGACGGTGCAACACCTGTACGTATTTTTGATTCAGAGGCGAAGATAACCAGATTTGCAGACTTAACCACCGCCGATATCGCAGGTCAGGGTAGGTTACGTCCAATGGCAGCGAGACATTTCGCTGAACGTTCCGAGATTATTCAAAATCTTTCGAACTTCTTTTCTTCTTCGGTCGGTCAGGATGCAGATGTTAGACGGCATTTCTCGTCAATTAAATTGGCCTCTATGGTTGAGCACCTTCTTGATCTTGATCTGTTTAATTTGGTTTCTCCTAACATCAGACTGACTGAGAACGCAGAAGCACAGACATTGAATAATGTGGCACAGGAACAATCCATGATGGCCTCACAGACACCCTCTGGTTTGACACCAGAAGACGCTACACAGAGTTTCTTATAATATGAGTGGTATCCCTACAGAGTGGTTAAAGACACACCACACGCCTCAGGATAGGGCCAGAGTAGAACAGTTACTCAGGAACTCTACAGCCGCCCTTTCACTCGTGTACAACCTACTTTCTGATAGGGAACGAGAACTTAACATTGTTAAGACTAAAGATTATGACAATCCTTCTTGGGCGTTCCTGCAAGCACACAAGAACGGTTCCTTACAACAACTTGCAGAACTCAAACGTTTGTTAGAGTTTATTAAACCCTGAAGGATGGAATAAAACATCTATGACCCAGATGGCAAATACTACTGATGACCTATTCAGTGACTTAAATGATGATAGCACCAATCTTGATCCCACAAAACAGTACGTGGAAGAATTGGTTGGAGAAGGTAAGAAGTTTAAAACAGTCGAGGATTTAGCTCGCGGTAAACTTGAATCCGACCGCTTCATCGAACAATTAAAGTCTGAGACCGAAGGACTTCGTAATGACTTACGCACCCGTATGACTCTTGAGGAACTATTGACCACTATGAACTCCGAAAAGACAACACCACCTGTCGGAACTGAAGCAACACCTTTGCTTGGCGATGAAGGACACGGTTTTAAAGATACGGCGTCACTTAAATCTGAGGACATCGAAGCACTTATTAATCGGCGTCTTCAAGAAGTAGAACGCACTCGGATAGAATCCACTAATTTAGAAACTGTTAAGAAGCAGTTACAGGTGGCATTCGGCTCTGAGTACAGTCTTAAACTCAAACAGGTTGCAGACGATATGGGTCTAACACCTGAATACTTGACACAGATGGCCAAGACAACGCCTGCTGTTTTACTTAAACTTGTCGGAGTGGAGACCTCATCCACACAGAAAGGTACGTTACCACGTACATCTCTATCCACAGTTTCTTCAAGCCTGAACTCCGGGTCTCTTCCTAGGGACCTCGGTAGCACACGGAATAAAAGTTACTATGACAACATTCGTAAAACAGACCCGCATTTGTACTGGACACCCAAGATTCAGAATGAGATTCATCGCCTAGCTGCCGAACTTGGTGATAATTTTCGTTAAACAAAATAGGAGGACATAGTTTATGTCTGGTTTTAGCACACAAAATACGGAGCATCTGATTCGCTCAAATCTTTGGTCCACTCAGTTGAAAGAAGTGCTCGAAGATGAACTGATCGGTCTGCGTTACGTCGATATGATTACGGACTTTCCTGATGGCGATACTCTGAACATTCCGAGTATTGGTCAGGCCGAGGTTCTTGATTATGCCGAAAATCAGGCGGTTAAGTACACCGCTATGGACACTGGTAACTTTACATTCTCAGTGAACAAATACAAGTCTTCGGCTACGTACATCACGGAGAAAGAGAAGCAGGACTCGTTTTATATGTCCCGCCTTATCGCCTCTTTTGTACCACGCCAGAATCGTGCCATTATGAAATCTATGGAAGTTGATCTTCTCGCGGCAGGGCCTGCTGGTCAAACGGCAAGCAATGTCAACGCTATCAATGGTGCAAATCATCGCTTTGTTGGTTCTGGTACTAATGAAACGATCTCTGTGACGGACTTTGCGAAGGCTCTGTTTGCCCTTCAGAAAGCTAACGTTCCTACAACTAACCTTGTAGCTATTGTTGACCCGTCTGTAGAGTACACAATCAATACGCTCACTAATATTGTGAACGTATCGAATAATCCCCGTTGGGAAGGTATTGTTGCTTCTGGCATCTCGACAGGTATGTCGTTTGTTAAGAACATCTATGGTTTTGACGTGTACACATCTCAGAATCTTCCTACTCTTAATGAAACCATTGGTGGTGTAACAACTACTGCTGGTGTGGGTAATCTGTTCTTCTCGGCGACATCGGACGTTCTTCCTGTGGTTGGTCTGCTTCGTCAGGCTCCTAAGGTTGACTCGGATTATAACAAGGACTTCCAGCGTGAAGAGTACGTCACGACCTGCCGGTACGGTTTTAAACTCTTCCGTCCTGAAAACTTAGTCACGATCCTCACGGATACGGATCAGGTTGTTTAAGAGAGTTCATAGGAAAGGATAAAAGAAAATGGCTACTTGGACTAATAAGGACGGTTTGTACATTAAGTACGGTACAGACGAAGCCACACCCGGTCGTGGCGGTGAGGTAGACTTTGATGGTGAGCACCTCACCGAGTTTACTCTCAACCTTACGGAAGTTACTGCTGTCGCCACCCCACTGATTCTTAGTTCGACAGTGACAGTACCTAATGGTTCTATCTTGGCGAGGGCGGAAGTCTTCGTTATTACTGCCTCCGCTGGGGTTAACTCGAACCTCGATCTTGGTTTTATTGATCAGGATCGTACAACGGAAATCGACTTTAACGGCATTCTTGCTGCTTCAGACGATTGGCATACTTCTGCCGCTGGAACAGTAACTCGTTTCGATACTGGTTCTACCGAAGCTGGTGCCCTGATAGGAAAGCCTATCACTAACACTGGCTTGATCTGCGCGAACTGGGATACTGCTGCGTTCTCGGCGGGTAAGATTCGTATCCGCCTGTACTGGTACATCCCATCGTAACCCTTCTTAGGAAAGGACTATTAAACTATGGCTAATCCTAAAAAGAAGGATTCGTTGCTTGCGGACAGGAATAGTACACCTATGATTAGTACACAGCAGGCCCTAATTGCTGATGCCTCTGTTGCTCATGCCTTGAACGCTACGTTCTCGGATACTGAAGTAGAAGCTGCGCTTAACGCACTTGGTACTAAAATTAATGCGATCTTGGATGTACTTGAAGCTCATGGCTTAATGTCCGCAACGTAATAAGTTACAAAAGACTAAGGTGAGAAACTGGAATCCTTTTCGTGTTAATATCGTGTGTTCCAACACAGAAAAGGATTCCAGCCCACCTATTTCCTACCAGTATCCATAAAGGATTGAAAAGTACAAGATGTCTGTTTTACACAAAAACCTAACTGGTGCTGACCTTCATGAACCAAAAGGTGTTGCTGGTGCTACTGCTGGTCAAGCGTACGTTGCGAATGGTTCAGGTTCTGGTGTGTGGCAAGCTGCGTCCACAACACTTAAGGGTCCCGTCGAGTTAGCTACAAATGCCGAGACAACTGCTGGTACCGACACGATACGAGTAGTTACTCCTTCGTCACTTAAAGCCATGTTGGCTGAAAGTCCCGAGTACACAATTACCTCCGCCGCGACCGGCCTTTGGACGCATGGCTTGGGTGCGCCTGCCCTTCAAATGCAGGCATGGTTGCGCTGTACTACCGCTATAGGTGGCTGGGCGGTGGGCGAAGAAATTATTGTGGGTCCATGTGACCACACAGGGAGCGGGGCTCTCGGCGTTCAGCTCTCCAAGGCCAATGCGACGCAGATCAGATATGCCATCGGCGCGGGCATCTATATCATCAATGCGACGAATGGTGCTCTTTTGGCAGCCACATCCGCCAACTTTAAGTTATTCATTCGCGCTAAACCGTACTAAGAGTCCGTTAACTAATCCCGTTCCACTAATAACGAGTATCGCAGGTAATAATCGCAATGTCCTTGACTTCCGAGTTAAAAGAAGACTTTAAACACGCAGTAGAGCGAAATCCATGGCGTGTTATAGCTATTTTAGCTTCCGGTATGCTCGGTTCTTTTGGTATTAGTGGTTTCACTATTGGTCAATCGTACAATGATCTATCTAATACTAAAGATCGTATTGTCGTAATAGAACAGAAATTAGATAGTGTTGAATTGACTAAGCAAAGGTTAGCCTCCGTTGAGACAAAGACTGATCTAGCTCTTGGTATTCTAAACCGGATTGAAGATAAACTCGATAAAAAGGTTGACAAACGTTGAACTCTTTCAGTAAGAATAAACTCCTAGACTCTCTTAAACGTCACGAGGGCCTCTCTCTAGCTGCGTACCAAGATCACTTGGGCTACTGGACTATCGGCTATGGTAGACTTATTGACTCACGAAAGAATGGTGGTCTTTCTTCTGATGAGGCTGAGTACTTATTGCTAAATGATATTAATAAATGTGTAGCCAGTGTTCAGAAGGCTTTACCTTGGGTCACTGACCTCGTAGATGCCCGACAACGTGTACTGTACGAGATGTGTTTTCAACTTGGTCTCGCTGGTCTATTAGACTTTAAGCGGACCCTAAAGTCTATTGAAGATAGCCGCTGGCAGGATGCTTTCGATGGTATGTTGAACTCTAAGTGGGCCACACAGACACCCACCCGAGCTAAAGAATTAGCAGAAATGATGTTGAGAGGTTAAAATGTTTGCAATAGATACTCTTCTAACTGCTGGTCTTAAGATACTCGATAAGGTTATTCCTGACCCAGTTCAGAAAGCCGAGGCACAGCAGAAATTGCTAGAACTGAAACAGACGGGTGAATTAGCAGAGTTAAATGCTGAAACGCAACTCGCCATGGGACAGATTGAGATTAACAAGGTCGAAGCCTCCTCGGATAATTTCTTTAAGTCTGGTTGGCGACCCTTCATTGGGTGGACGTGTGGTGTTATCTTCTGTTATAATTATATTATACATAGTCTGCTAGTCACGGCAATTGTCGTGATTGACCCAACCTTCCCTACTAGTGTTCTTCCAGTTCTGGCAGTTACCGAAGTTCTCCCAGTTCTATTCGGCCTCTTGGGTCTTGGCGGTCTTCGTACTTACGAGAAGTTCACGGGGGTTTCTAAGTAAAACATATGGCTAAAACACTCCTAGAACTCGTCACTAGTATCTTATCGTCTATGGACGGCGATGAAGTAACCTCTATTAATGACACAGTTGAATCTTTACAGGTTGCGCATGTTGTTAGAGATTCTTTTGAGGACTTACAGGCTTCGATTGATTTTCCGTCTAGTAAATCATTCTTTCAATTAACTGAACTTAATGATATTGCACTTCCAGTCTTTATGACTAAACCAACAGATGTACTTTCGTTAGACTGGATTAAGTACGACAATCAGTTAATCGGCGATACACTCGTTAATTATGTACCAGTTACTTATCAGCCATTTATAGAGTTTATGTCTGAGGCTCATAGCTTAACTGTAGACAGTGGCAGTACGACAGAAATCGCTTATACTGGTGGTTTAAACTTTACTGTTCGTAATGATAGATTTCCCACTAAGTATACGACGTACAATGATTCAATGGTGATCTTTAACTCGTACAACTCTGTTATAGACACTTTCTTAACGAGTTCTAAGACTTTGGCGTACGGTCTAAAAGAATTCTCGTTTTCCTTAACTGATTCTTTTGTCATCCCATTAGATACACGACAGACAAACCTTCTATTAAATGCTGCTAAAGCACAGGCTTTTGTTGAACTAAAGCAAGTCCAAAATCCTATCGCAGAAAGACGGCTGCGGCGGGGTCTTATAACCTCTCAGAGAACAAAGACCAGTATCACACAGAGTTCTCCCTTGGACTCAACACCTAACTACGGACGTAGAGTATGAAATTTAACAGCATTGCAGCCGACAGTTTAGAGTCTAGTTTTGATCCAGAACGAGATGTCGGCGCTACTCGTGAGTACCCATTCGAAAAGAATAAAATTATTGCGGAACGTAAAAGTCCTCATGGTTTATGGTTTCTTCATTTTGAACATGGCACAGTACCAGATTCCCTCTCTGGTTCGTACACATCGCTATCTTTTGTAGAAAGGGCTATCGAGGCGTACTTCGCCCTTAAGAAGTTCGAGGAAGCTAGCATTTCTAATGGTAAACCTAGAAAGTAACTTATGGCTCGTCAATTAGGTACAAACGTTGAGAATAGTTTTCTCCGAGGTTTAATTACAGAAGCCACGGGATTAAACTTTCCAGAGAATGCTGTTACACAAGAATCTAATTGTGTGTTCGATCAAACTGGTACTGTGAGACGTAGACTAGGTATAGACTACGAAGAAGGGGCACAGCAAAATCTTGTCACCCGTACTGGCGGTGTCATGCAAACGTTTACGTGGCGTAATGTTGCCGGCTCTCCTGATCTTGATTTTGTGGTTCAACAAGTAGAAAGTAAACTGTACTTCTATGAAGTTGACATTGTCAATCCACTTTCACCGGGTTTTAAAACTTTCGCGATAGACTTAGATATTCAAAAGGTCGCGGGTGCTCCTAGTACAAGGACAGCTATGTGTCAGTTTGCCTCTGGTTCTGGTAAGTTATTTGTAGCCCATCCGTACTGCGACCCATTCTCGATTACGTATACGGCCTCTACTGACAGTATTAGCATCAGTACAATCGTCCTTAAGACTCGCGATATGGTTGGTGTAGTTGATAATCTTGGTGTCGATGAACGTCCGACTACTCTTACTGATGCCCATAAGTACAATCTATTCAATCAAGGCTGGTACCCAAATGCGACGATTACAGGTGGTAGTGTTGCACAAGTTATAACAGCATGGGATACGGCTCGAACAGATTTTCCATCGAACTCTGACGTATGGTACTTGTACAAGGACTCTCTTGAAGAAATTAACTGGACGTACGTTGACAAGTTCCAATTGAATAATACACCTGCTGCAAAGGGCCACTACATCCTAGATGAGTTCAATCAAGACAGGGCTACTGCTTCGGGTATCGCAGGTTTAGCAGTTGTTTCTTCTTCTTTCTACCGACCTTCCACCGTCAGTTTTTTTAGTGGTCGGGTATTTTATTCTGGCGTTAATTATGGTGACTTCGGAAACAAAGTGTACTTCAGCCCAGTTCTTGAACGAGACGAGCAACTAGGGCAATGCTATCAATCAGCCGACCCGACTGTTGAAGGTTCCGCTGGTCTTGGGTCCTCGGATGGTGGTTTCCTACTTATTCCTGATGCTGGTGTCATCTTAAAACTCGTAACAATCAAGAGTACACTTATCATTTTTGCCACTAATGGTATTTGGACGTTAAGCGGTTCGGTGGGTTCAGGCTTCTTAACAGATGACTTCACTGTTGGCTTTGTCGCCACTCTATCCATTCCTAGTGCCCTCTCCTTTGTTGATGTAGACGGTATCCCGTTCTGGTGGGCAGATGGTGGTATTTACGCTCTTGTACCAGACCAAACTAGTTCTGTTAGTATACAGTCTATAACGGATGGGTCTATTAAATCGTATTATGATACTATTCCCGCCCTTTCTCGTTTATTCGTTCAAGGCACGTATAATACGACAGAGAAGCTGCTACAATGGGTGTTCTCTTCATCAGAACCTACGACGGACCTAAATAAGTACGAGTACGATACCATATTAAACTTTAATGTACAAACGAAAGCGTTTTATACGTGGAAGCCTGCACCGCATCCCAACATTAAAATCAATGGAATTGTCACGATCAAAGGAACGGCTTCGGACATCACCTACGACTCGATTGTAGACAATAGTTTAGTACCAATCACTAATAATTTATTAGACCCACTAGAAACCGCTATTGAGACTCCTACCTCTGTTTCCAAGATAACTAAATTTGTCGTCTCTAGAGTTTCTAGTGGTTCTACGTACGTAGCTTCTTTTGCTTTTGATAAAGACCCACGATATATCGACTGGTTTGACTTTGACTCCCTTGGTCTAGATTATACTAGTTCATTCGTTTCAGGGTACAAGATCCATGCCGAAGCCCAGAGACGGTTCCAAACTAATTACCTTACCGTTATAACAAAAGAAGTTCTTGGTGGCTCGTGTTTTGTAGAGGTGATATGGGACTGGTCAGTACCAGAAACAAATACCTTGACATTCTCTAGGCAACAGGTGTATAATAATAAGATTAATAGACATTACCAACACCGACGTTTAAAGATGCGTGGTTCAGGACTTGTAGCACAGTTTCGTTACAGTTCAGAGACCGGCTTACCCTTTGAACTTATCGGTTGGTCCGTAACTGAATCAGGCAATTCTGGAGTATAATGTGTCCTTACGGCTAGCAGATAAAAATGACTTACCGCGTTTACACGAACTTATGACAGATTTCCATAAGCACTCTGAGTACCAGAATCTAGAGTACTCATACGAAAAGATGTCCTCTTTCTTTAACAGTACATTCTATAAGAAAAAAGAGTACCTGTACGTTCTATTGATGATAAAACCGATACGGTTGTTGGTTTTTTAATCGGAACACTACAGGAACTCTTATTCTCGAAACAGAAAGTTGCGACGGAATTGGCTTGGTGGGTAGACCCCGAGTTTAGAAATTTTAAACGTGCTGTAGAATTATTAAATGCATTTGAGTACTGGGGCTCACTAGTAGATGGAAACATTATAGTCCTAGCCCATCTAAACGATGAGAAAAATAAAACATTAACTAAATGGTACGTACGTCGGGGTTACAGTCTGTACGAAAGTACTTTTGCAAAAGGAATAAAATAATATGCCTGCTCTCACAACTTTCATAGCCGTTGCCGGACTTGCCGTCGCTGGAGCCGGGGCGTACACATCGTTCACTCAGGCTAAGGAAGCGGCTTCTGCACAAAGGAAGATGAATGAGTTAAATAAACGTAAAGCAGATTTAGAGGCCAACCGTAAGAAACGAGAATGGCTTCGTGGTTCGTGGATTGAAAGGGCGTCTCAACTCTCTAGAGGAACTAATCAGGGTGCCGGTGGTTCATCTGGATTAAGTGGCGCTATTGCCAGTACAATGGGTATTGGTTGGTCTAATCTACTGGGCGTTAATCAGGGGCAGGAAATCGGGGCACAGATGACTGAGGCTAATAATCAGTACAGTTCGGCTGCATCAATGGCTAGTATGGGGTCCGGTCTTACCTCCCTCGGTGGCAGTATTGTCTCTAGCCGTGGGGAAATTTCTCGTACTATTCAATCGTTGTAATCAGTATGGCTGATCTTTCCTTAACAACACCGACAGACGATCAGAACTCAGGTCTTCTAAGTCTTCAGGACACTAGTGCTCTCGGCCCTATTGTCTCGCCAGAAGTCGCTAAGAATCGCGGTGATAAGGCTGCCTTTGGCTTAGAAGACCCTACTACGACATCCGAAATGTTAGCCTCTGGTATCGCTTCAGGTACCGAGGACAAACTGCGTCGTGATACAGTACAAAGGGAATTACTTAAGGATAGAGAACTAAAGGCTAGAATCGTCTCTGAAGTTTTATCTTCTAAGAAACCAGAAGAGGCCGTATCCCTTGAGGAAGTAGCTTTTATCAAGCAGTTATCTAAATCTGACATTCATAATCCAGACACCATCTGGGAAAAGAAGTTTGCCACAAATGTTACTAATTCCGTTGCATCTTTGAAAGAGAATAGTTCATTAAGAGATGCTGCTAAAACTAATTCAGAAGATGTCATGAACCTTCTGGATTTACACCAAGGTGTCATAGAAAAAAAGGAAATAGCTCAGAAGGTTCTGGAAAATGTTGAACAACGTAGAGCGAACATGGGTTATATCGCCAAGGGTGCAGACTTAGCCGAGACCTTTGTACCGTTTCTCTCTTGGTTTCACTTACAGAATAGTACTGGTGGGGATACTGGTCCAAAGTCTTCATTTCTATCAGGATCAAACTTATCAGAACAATTAGACTACCTACATTCACTTCCTCCAGAGAGATTCCAGAGGGAGCTAAAACGCGTTGTAGACGATCTTTGGACGAAGAACTCCTTAGACGCATTAACATTTGCTCGTTCTGCTACTGCGTACAGTACCACTGATAAGTATTTGAATAACTTATTTTCTATTGTTGATATTGCTTCCATCGTCCCCACAGGTGTACTCACTAGATCTGGTTCTCGTCTTCTTAAGGGCGGTTCTAAAGAAAAACTTATCGAAGATGTCACAAAATCTGCGGAGTCTTCGGCTCTCAAGGATGTAGCCGAGGGTCTAAAAGAAACTCTTAAAGCTACAGGTAAACGTACTTTAGACGAGGGAGAGGTTGTTACAGCAGTCGGAGATATTGAGAAGGGTTCTATCATCAATGCTGTTAAGTCTGTTAAGGCGAAGTTAGCAGAGAACGATGTTGCTGGTTTATCAAAATCACTCGAACAGGAGATGCCCTCTCTATTCAATCCTAATAGAATTGTTAAAGGGTACACTGGTAACTTAGGTTCCGCTGCTCTATCTCGTATTACTAGTGCGTTACCTAAGTCTGCTAAGTCACTTCTAGCAGTCATGACCGACACTCCTAATCTTGCTACTCTGAATACTGCCCAGATCACGAAAGGTGTTATGCAGACTGTAGAACGCTTAATACAAAACACCCCAGTTACAGCAGATGCCTTTCTAGATGTAGCGCACATAGCTCCAGAGACTTCTATTGCTAACGTTCATGATGTTCTCATCTCCATTGGGACACCTAAGGGGGCTCTATTTGAAACCCGCAAGAACGCTGAACACTTCGCTAAGTCCCAGTACCGTTTAATGGATGGCTCATATGAGATTAAGCCTCATGGACTCGGTTATAAGATTGAAGTTAAAAAGACTATTGATGAAACAACACCAGAAGTCTTACAGCTTAGTCTAACAACAAATAATACCACACCGAAGGATTTAGTAACTGCTCTGACTGGTGCTATGCGCTCACCCGAGGACACTCTTAGTGATGTCCATCGTGCAAGTAGGCATGTAGTAGTTAACGGTTCTCAGGAAATCTCCCGACTCATTAAAGAGGGCGCAAAAGATCTTGGTGCGCTAAATCGTACAGAACGTTTAGCCTTTGAAAAGGTGGCACGTGCGAATAGGGATATCGAAATAAACAGTGAACGTGGGTACTTTTATCAGGACTTAAATGAGTTCGAACAAGGGTACAAAGATTTAATAGGTTCCTATCCTACAGAGAAGGAAGCTAAAGCGTACTTCCAGTACGTTCAATTAAATGATATTGATCTATTTATCAATAACAATAATATATACAGAGCAAAGGCCCGTGCAGGCATCGAGAGTATTTCCGTTAAGAAGGGTGTTTTTAATTCAAAGACTAAGAAGTTTACTAAAGAAGTTCAAGCCCCCTTTGAAGGAAAATTTGTCTCTTCTATACCGGAGCGTGATGGGGTCCAGCGTAATATTCTCTTTGTTGAAGAGAATGGCAGAGTCCGAGTCACTAAGGGAAACGTTATCTCGTACAAACAAGTACGTGAAAAGGTTAGTAAAGAAGGCTTTAAGATTGTTCAAGTTGCTGACCCAACTAGCGACCTAAAGGGACTCGTACCTGATGGAAGACCCGTACACTTTATCGTAGTTAAGGACGTTTCTTCTGGTCGTATTCCGTATCAACAGATACCTAAAAGACCGGGTGGACACGTAGTGTACCCGCAAGAGTGGTACACTAAACAAGCCAATATTTCCAAGTTTGAAGACTCTGTTTCGTACAATGGCGATACTTCTATCTTCGCACATTCAACAGAAGCAGAGGGCAGAAAGTTTTCTTCAGCGATGGAAGCAGCACGACAAGCCTTAGCTCAAAAGAACATGAAGCGTGTGGCAGAATTAGTGGAGGAGAACCTCCCATTTACTGTTGATGAGTTTAAGACTCTTTTTGAGGACTCTGCCCATTTACCTCCTAGGCTGAGATTAGATGCACCAATTGTGTACACACGTGCCGGACAAAGAACGAAAGACTCTACCACTATTCGGTCCATGTTTCCAGATGCGGTAGATAATACAGTTCATCCCGATAGTCTGGTAGCAAATATTGACAGACAGTATATGTCTGAACGTGGTATGACGCTCGATAGCATCGTGAAGGGTTCAGGTTCTGAATCAGAGCCGATCTTCCAGTTAGAGAAGAGTAAACTAATGGACCCCTTGGCTACTATCACAAGGTCTATTAGTTCTTTGTCTCGTGCTAAGTTACTGGATCAGTATAAGATACAAGCTACGGAGAACTTTGTAGAAGAGTTTTATACGATTCTAGACCAACCTTTGTCGGAGTTGCGAAAGAATCCCTACGAAGCCTTACTTAATCCTCGGTGGTCTAATACTGTTGATAGGCACGTTCTCGGTGCGGCTAAGAATTATAGACGGGCCGCATTATCTTTACTTAGGCAGCAATCAGAAACTCAAAAATCTCTTAATTGGGTTCGCTCTAAGTTACTTAATGGGGTGTACGATAAATTCGGATTTAAGTCCGCAGAGTTTGTAGATGAACACCTTTTATCTCTGATAAAAGACCCCACTATTTTTATGCGTAACGTAGCTTTTCATTCTAAGTTAGGTCTTTTTAATCCAGTACAAGCATTCTTACAATCTCAGACACTCACGCATATTGTCGCTATTGCTGGACCACAGGTGGGCGGAACTAGTCTTATGGGTTCTACCCTTATGCGCTTTGCTGGTTTAACACTAGATGAAAGTGTTGTACGTTCTTTGGCTAAAAAATCTGAAGCCTTTGGATGGAAAGCTGACGACTTTATCGAGTCGTACAATGAAATGAAACGTTCGGGTATCTATAACGTAGGTGGTGAAGTAGCCGTAAGAGATGACTGGCTTAGCCCGAAACTCTTTCAGTCATCTGTGGGAAAGTTTCTTGATAAAGGGACTATCTTCTTTACAGAAGGGGAACGTATCGTTCGAGTAACCGCGTGGAATGCAGCGTACCTAGAATGGCGCTCTGCGAACCCAACTGCTCGCATCACAAATGGGGTCCGTGCTAATATTCTAAGAAGGCAAAATGACCTCTCACTAAATATGACTTATGCTTCTAATGCCATGTGGCAAAGAGGACCACTTTCTGTCCCAACACAGTTCTTTGGTTACCAAGCACGTCTTATGGAACAGTTCCTCGGTAAACGTCTTACACGAGAAGAGAAACTGAGAGCCTTTAGTACGTATGCGATGATGTACGGATTACCTGTTGCTATTGGTGCCCCGCTAGGAGTGTACCCATGGTACGAGGACATTCGGGCTGGCTTATTAGAACGTGGAATTAAGGCTGATGAAGGGGCACTCTCGGCTATCCTAGATGGACTTCCAAGTACTGCACTTCGTTTAGCTACAGGACTTGATGAGAACTATGGTGAGAGGTACGGACCCGGTGGACTAAGCTTCTTTAAAGATGTGTTTAATGGGGAAACATCCGCGTTAGAAATCGCTTTTGGTGCCTCAGGCTCTATTCTCGGGGACATGTTGTCTTCCACGGAACCCGGTTGGAATGCTATACGTTCGGTGTTCTCAGATAGTAATGAGACGTACCCACTCGTACCAGAAGACTTTATTAATGCTTTCTCGAATATCTCCTCTATTAACAACACCACAAAGATGGTCTTTGCTTTGAACACAGGTAAGTACGTCTCTAAGAACCAAATGAGAATGGGTGATGTCACACCAATTGAAGCTGTTTTAATGGGCGTGGCAGGTCTAGAACCTCAACGATTCACAGACACATTTATTAAACTTAACTCTTTAACGGAACTTAAAGACGCACAGAAAGAGGCTGAAAAACAGGTTGTTAAGTACCTGCGTCTCGGTTTCTCTGCTAAGACAGAAGAAGAGAAGGCTCGGTACTTTAAGGCAGCTAAGTTACACCTAGTCATGGGTGGCTTTAGGCCCGATCAGTACGCAGACATCTTTAGGAATGCATCACGTACAGATGACTTCTATAGTAAAATGAACTGGGATTTTGTTACGAAAGGTCCCACCGACCAACAGTCTGCACGTCAGAGAGCTTTAACTGACAAGGAAACGAGTGGGAAATAATGGCTAATTTTAATACAACTCTTGTAGAAGAAAAAGGGATTGATATCGGACCAACGCCTAATCCCGTTGTGGACACCTCTCTTGGTAGGTTATTTGGGGATATTGGTCAGGGCATCTCAACAGGCTTTAATATCGCGGACGAAGCAACTCAGAACAACATCCGCCAAAAGGTGCAAGATACTACAGGTACAATACAAAAGGAGTTTGGAGTTCAGGCTGCATCTGTCCTAGAGTCCCCAGCCACAGGTCCACAACCGCTACCAAAAGAATTAGACTCAGCGAGTAGAACGATAAGAGACTTAAAGTCAGGTGTGTCACAAGGTTCTCTTAGTCAGACAACGTACTATGCTAGGTTGGACTCCATGGTTCGACAGCTAAAATCACAGTATCCAGCGTACGATGACCAAATTGATACGATTGTATCTGACGTGACAGGTGTTACCCCTGCGAACGTTCTTCAGCGTTCTTTGATGCAGGATGCCGAAGCTAGCGCTAGCGCACTGGTAGCAAGTGAAGATAAAACGATGTCCTACGTGCGATCTAATTCCGAGTACGCTCCTCCGGGTGCTCTCGCAGCTATCTCTTCTGGTTCTATTTCGTCATCCGAGGTAGCTGACGCTATACAACGGTCTAAAGCACGTAAACAAAGTATAGAATCTAACGTGCAGAGTATGAACGCTCAGTTAACGAGTCAGACTTTGACTAAACAGACAGCGGCTACGTCCTTTGCAGCAGTGATTGATTTGTTCTCTAGAGACGCTTTAGACAATGGTTTGTACTCCACAGGGAAAAGCTATAAGAGTCTACGACAGTCTATAGCAGAGCATGGCACGGCCCCGTACACACCAGAAGAACAAGCTGGTCTACGTACTCAAATGCAGCAGTTACGTTTGAATATGTCCGATCAGATAGACCGGCAGGCGTCAGAGGCATGGGGCGATCAGGGCCAATCGTACGCATCTCTTATTGATAAGCCAGTCTTAGACGATATTAAATCTAAGGCTATGTCGCGTATTGATACTCTGGAGCAAGCAATTGTTAATAAGGATATTGGCGTTCTAAGCGCTGCGGCAGCTGACATCTCCGCTAATCAAGATGACCTAACGTACCGTATCATGCACTCTAAGGGGGGTGAGACCTTGGGGCGTGTAGCGGCGGTAACTAAATTAGTAGGTCCTCAATTTGCGGCCTCTGTTATGGTTGATGAGTCATTAGCGGCTACACAGGCGGCTATTAGCAACGGCCTCTTTGCTTATCTAGGTACACCCGGAACTTCGTTAACCAGTTCCTTAGACGAATTAACCTACGCTGCCGAGAAAGCTGATCCCGCTATTGTCAAGAAGGTTATGGCTACCTCTCTAGAAGCCCTAACGTCTAATGAGATAACACCTGAGGGCTTTCAGGTTATGGCTAGTAACATCTTTAATCTGACTGATGAATCCTTTATTAGTCGTTTTAGTAAGCCTGAACGCATGGACCTCTTTGCCAAGTTCACATCACCTGCTGTAACAGCTAAAATGGCCACTGTCGCTAAGAATAATCCGCAACTGATTCAGCAGTACCAGCAGTGGGCTAGTCGCCAGTTTGTGTCATTACTACGTGAAGAAGGAGATACAGTCTCCCAACAAGTTCTTCAGTCTTCCAATGTGTCTATAGGTTTTGACGCGAAGACCTCCCAATTTACTATCAAAGAGAATACACCTAAACCCTTCTCTGGGGAATGGTTTCAAGAGTCCCTTGACTCGACCGGTTTGTTTACTAGCGAGTGGCGTTCCTTCGAGAAGTTACAGGCTATTGCTGCCGTCAATAAGATTAATAGGGCCTTGACTTCGGTTAAAGGGGTAGCCTCCTTGACGGGTGGTGATGTCAATCAACAAATGTACGAACTATCTTCTATGGTAGCTTCTACTGGAGCTAGTCCGACTAATCTATTCGGCTCGCTTATGGAGTCGGCTCGGTCGAGTTTGGTTGATTCATACGCAGATACAAAGCCGTCTAAAGACACCGAAGGTACACCGCCGATAAAGCAAGATAACTCTAACGTGCAGGTACCACTAGCTAAGCCAGAGGCTTCTCGAATCCTTACGAATGAACCCGATTTCCAAACACTAACGGACTCTCTTGTACACCAAGAATCTCGTAATAAAACAGGACTTACCTCTTCGGTGGGTGCTAGTGGTCTAATGCAATTAATGCCCGGAACAGCTAAAGAGATGGCGAAGGAATTGGGTGTACCTTACGATTCTAATAAGTTGTTACATGACCGTGAGTACAATCGTGCCTTAGGAGAACAGTACCTTAAGAAACTAATGGCACAGTACGGTTCCACACCATTAGCTCTAGCTGCGTACAATGCTGGACCAACGAATGTGAATAAATGGATCGAAAAATACGGTGATCCAAGAACATCGGATACAGATATAGTCGATTGGGTTGACAGTATTCCGTACCCAGAAACAAAGAAGTACGTTAATAATATTATGTTGTCTGCGTATAATATGAACTAGTATTTGGTTCGACTACCGTTAATAATCCAATAAAAACCCCTAGGAACCATTATGGGATTTCCTAGGGGTTTTCTTTTGTCAGTGATAGGTTAATATATTACTTGTACTTATCGGAGACTGTTCCATCTTCATTTAAATAACCGAGTTTAATAAGAGCCTTAAAAGCAGTCTTCTTAGTTCGTGTCACACGGCGTGTCCACTTCTCTGCCGCCAATTTAAAGTCTTCAGTCTCGCCTTCTTTGCGTCGTACGTGCTTCATTTAAAGAACCTTAATAACTTGCAGAGGCCCTCCAGAGGAGGTGTCCACTTTTATTGCGATCTCTACAGCCTTTGTTGCGGACGCGCCAGCTAGTAAGGCACCTAATGCCACCTCACCACCGGTGCCCATAGCAAAGGGCGCTTCTACGGCAAACCAATGGCCTGTACCATCGGTTACTTCAGCAGTACCAGTCTTAAAAACCCTTAAGAGTTGACTCTCCTTTAAATCTTTTCGAGTCATTGTCCCATTTATGTACTTTTGTACGACGAATAAGTTACCACACACAGCAATGTAATGGTCGTCCATTTCAGTTATTTTAAGTACTGGTGTTAAATCTCGTAGATTACCACACTGTGTTTGTGTGTCTCCTACCAGTTTCTTGCCGTCCCACGCAATGGTTGTCATGGTCTATCATCCAAAGAGTTCATTTTCTTTAATTCGTAGTGCAAAAGAAACATAATACAACACAGAGCATGTGCTAAGTGGGTAATACCTGACTCAGGGTCTAGAGGTTCCCTCCTCCACCACGCCCATAGATGTCGCATGGAAGCGCTAAATACACGAGAGAAATGTATACCGTTTTCCCAACCACGTTCTGAGTACTTCGACGCTCCGAATTGCAGAACACGAACCACTTCTTCTAGCGCTTCTCCTGATAGTAGATGATAAGGTAACTTATTAGTATCGTCCTTAGTCCCAATACTTTTAGAACCACTACCTACGAGAAGTTCCTCTTTAATAGGAAGACCTTTCGACCTCTCACTGACCACACGTGCCTCCTCCTGTGATATCGCAGACATCATTAAACTCAATATGTTCATCAAATTCTTCGCCCAATTTTTCGATAGCTTCTTTGTACGGTACCGATGTTAAGGGTTGACCTCCACGGGAACCATCAGGATAGCAGGTAAACCCACGAAGCCTCGGAGCGTACTTTGCAAGTGTTTGAGACATGGTCTCTACTTTAGTTTCGTCACCGTCAAACTTAGGTAAGTTAATGGTACTAGAAATCGACATATCCACGTAATCCTGTACGTCAGCTTGAAACTTAATCCTTTTCTCATAATTATTAGACATATGATAGGCACTCTCGATAGTATCGGGATCAATACCATACTGTTCAACCATAGTCTGTGCCATGTGGTCTACAGCAAACTGATAGCGCCACCTATTGCCATTAACCAAATAACGACGCTTATAAGCGGTGGCGTACACAGGTTCAATACCGGTAGTAGTACCAGCAAGCATCCCAATAGTACCAGTAGGAGCAATAGCACGGTTAGCCACTGGTGTGGAGATACTAAGTTCTTTAGAAAATGAACGAGAAACATGGTCCGATACTCCTTTGTACACATTCAACCATTTATGTAATTCAGGTGTGACTTCATAAGAACTGTTTCGTTGAAGCAACCATTCATGTATACCCATTAAGCCCAAACCCAACCGTCTATTCTTCTCTCGCACATCAGCGACTTTAGGGTACGGTACCTCTGCAATAAGAGTGCCACACAATAAAAACTTAGTACCCAACTCAGCGAGAGCAGCAAACTCTCCAATACTGGAACATCGAGAAAGGTTCAGAGACCCTAGGTTACATACATCAGAGTCATCTTCTGAGGTTACTTCTGTGCAGGCGTTACGTAGTGTTTCCTTTTCCTTCTCGAAGAAATTGAATGAGAAGCCGGGTTCACCTGTTGTCATAGCCTGACGAACGTTACGCTTAAAGACATCCCCAACAGAACCTGTTGTGTAGTACTTTAGTAACCAATCTGTGTCGTAGTTAATAGAGATGTTTGTTGTATCGAGAGGTGCTTTATAATCAAAGTTAGCTCGTTTTAGATCACCAACGGATAGTCCATTAGTACCAGATACTACCTGTTTGTCCCAATCCTTAATAGATAAGAACTCATGGATGTCCCCATGCTGCCAATTTAGACTGGCGTATATAGCAGATCGTCGAGAACCACCTTGCATGACATTACGACCAATCTCATTAATCATGAGCATTTTAGGTATAGGACCAGACGCAACCCCACCTGTAGACCCTAGAGTGGTTCCACGTGGTCTGTACACAGAGTAATCGTTACCAATACCGCCACCTGTCATAAGACAACTCTCGGCCTTCCACGATAGATTAGCCCAATCCTCTCTGGTATCTTCTTCTGAACGTAACAGAAAGCAGTTGTTCATAAAAGGCTTAGGACGACCTGCGTAGTACAAGTATCGTCCACCCGGAATGAACTTCATGTCCTGCATGAATTTGGTTAACTGGGATACCTCATCTTTAGACATAAACGGAGAGCACACTTGGTTGACGAGTGTTTTACAAAGGTCATCCCATGTTTCAGCCCCGTCATGTCGGTACTTAGCATTAAAGATATCTTGAGATAATTTAGACCGAAATGGTTTATTAATTGTCACGATGATGTATTTCTTCCAACAGATTGTTCAGTGTGGGTCAATGTTGATTTTTCTACTAAGAGTTAAGGTCATCAGGATGGTACCTTAATTCTCTAAGTAATTGCTCGGCTCTAGTTGAACTAGGACGTGGTATGTGACGTTGTCTAAAAGACTTATGTTCTCGCAAACGTTTAGCTAGTAAGTTACGCTTTCGTTTGGCAACAGGATTATGTTTCTCGCTAGTCATGATACAAATCCGTTCACAAACCCAATACTTCGGGAGCGTCCATAAGGCCAGCAGCTAATAGGTAAAAGATAACTTCTTCCGTTGTTAGATCAGCAGAGTACAGAATTTCCTCTAAGTTACCATCAAACATCTCGATGATACGTTCTGCTAGATCAGTTAAGTAAGCTTCCTGCTCTGTTTTACTCATAATGTATTTAACTGTACTCCTTCTTTAATGCCGCTAAAGAGATCCATTGCAAATCGTATCGACCCTGTTCTACGTTGCGTTTAACGGCCACTCCTGCCTCCCACATGTGGTTTGCTTCACCAGCGTAATCACTAATGTAATCTTGATAGCACCCGGCTACGAGGCCCATAATCTTATTACCAACGGCGTCTGTACGCATAGCATAATCGAACACATGGGCGTGACCTTGAGTACAAGAGACAAACTCTTTTGTTATAAGGGAGTACGCTGGATGCTCTCCAGAAATTGGCCTACCCATGACACCAGAGATGAAGTAATGAGAGTAACATACACCATCAATGCGAATAACACCGGGGGTAGCACCGTTATACTCGACAACATCATTATAGTACTTGTCCAATTCCAAATCGTGTAGACCGTACGTTCCTTCCAACTCAGGAGAGAAGTTAATAGCCCTTTTAATACGGTACTCATGATTTCCTTCCAAGTATACACTACGTGGCATCTTTTTCTTTGTTCGTTTAACTGGCCCCCACGTCCGTTCTTGAGACTCTAGAAAGGCATCAATGTCCCTTCTGTACGTACGTCCTGCAAAACCTTTAGTACCTTTATCGTACGAGGACAGAGAAGGCATATCGGCACCGTCCCCGAGATTAATAACTACATCGGGTTTTAAGTCTTTGATGAATTTGGCTAGATAATCAAACCTTTTATTATCGTAATCTGGATGGGCGTGAGCATCTGGTATAACTAAATGAACGGTCATAGTGTCTTTTCTCTCTCGATGTTAGAGAACTCTTCGAGAACTAACTCTGCTAGTACTTCCGCTCCATCCTCTCTGTAGTGGTCTACAAAGAAGTCGTACTCTTCGGTCTTATACTTATCAACCTCCACGCCATAACGGTATTCTTTAAACTTATTGAAGTGACCGAGATTTGAGATGTTAAATGTTCTGAGAAGCTTTTTGGCATCCTCTTCTCCAAATGGTACAATAGATATTTCGAGTCTTAGTGTCATATTCTAAGGGTGCCTTTACAAACTGTGTGTGTGTGGATACTTTCGTTACCTAGTCACTCTAACCATTCCTCAGGTATCTTATTTAAGGCACAAGGAAAACCATTCTTTAGTGCCCAATCAGTATACCGAGTCTTAGAACCTTTCGCAATAACATGATTTCTTTCAAACACAATTCTTACATCTACTTGAGGGTGTCTGGACTTAACTGCTAGTAACTTAGCTCGATCCTCAGGTCTGAAGTAACCCTTCATTTCAATGTGAACTACAGTACCATTAGGTCGAAGAACCGTGAAGTCCGGTACGTAATGTTTTTCTAGAACGTACGATAATTCGTGGGTTTCATAAGAGAAGTCTTTAATCTTTTTGTCGTTCTTAAACTTAGTCAGTATCTTCTCCGCTAAGATTTCAAATTTATTTCGAGGAGCGGGATTATTCTTTAATGCCATCTTTGTTAAAAGCCTTGTACTGGGTCGATATGTTCGTCTCGTTGAACTTTAGGTTCCCGACGAACTTCTGTTAAGAACCGTGGGCCAGAGGAATATAAGAACGTTTGTAAGTTGGGCCAACAGACCCCTTTGTACGCACAGTACGAGCAGTTAGTACCTAGTTTTTTATTGCCGCTCTTCCCGTCCAGTTCATCTACAAAACCACGACCGGGTCGTTCAGAATTATTTACCATCGCTTTCTTCTGTGCGACCCTTTCCTTATAGTTTACACTAGCGGCAGGGTATTTGTCAATACATAAGTGACCTTGTGCCTTATCAATAACGAAAAAGGCAAACTCCTTCTTATTTGTTATACGTGGATCATCTTTCGATGCTTCTAAGTACAAGTTCTGCTGGTCAATGTACCCAAATGGATCGTCACCTTCTAGTTCGTGGTTTTTGAATTTCTTGTACGCGTACGAGGAGGCACTCTTACAATCTACTTGGACACCGTCAATAATGGCGTCTCGATGACCTTTAATACCCTCAAACTCCAGAGTATCCTGCACACCTTCGACTCTATGTCCAGCCTTATGTGCTAAGAATAACATAAGTTCTTCTAAGATATCCCCAAAAAGAAACTTCATGCGTGTACTAGGGTCCAACTTTTCACCTAGTTCATGAGCATTGATGTCGTACCACAATTGTCTATCACAAGGTTTACCAAGGTTAGACATGCGAAGTGTAGACTTACCACGTTCCTCATTGATACGGCGCACAACAATACTGGCTAAGTTCTTACCAAACTCTTCCACTTCTTCGTGTGTTACACTAAAGTCACTAGAGAAAAGGTTGTAGATATCTTCTACAAGTGTGTCAATAGTTTTATTCGGCATCTTATTTAATTTCCTTTAAGATGGTATCTAAATCAATTGGATAGTAGTTCGTTTGTTCAACAGAAACGCACCTGTACCTAGAATCTTTTAATGACCTATCGTGTGTATGTCCATGAACGTTCATTTTCCAACGGCCTATGGACTCGGAATGTACTGGTATGTGGCTAAGTAGTAGAGTACGTCCAAGAATAGAATACGCTCGAATGTCATCGAAGTACGGTGTGTACTCCTCTAATTTAAATACATCATGGTTTCCTTTAATTAGAATCTTACGTCCAGCACACCGGGCTATTGTAGCAATGTGTCTACGGGCCATACACAGATCACCAAGAACGTACACTCTATCCTCATTCTTGACGACACTATTCCAGTTACCAATGATTTTTTCATCCATTTCTTTTGCAGACGAAAAAGATCGAAGTGGTGTTCCGTCATCTCTTTTGAACAAACAAATATTTTCATGTCCAAAGTGTGTGTCTGCAATAACCCATGTCTTAGTCATAGTGTGTACTACTCTCCTGCAATCTTTGGGTATTCAATGACTGTGCGACGAGAGGCCCATCCCTCTAGATTGGCAAACATTAAATAATCATAGCCTTCTTCAGGAACTCTAGCTTGGTGTTCAAATGGGCTAAAATGCTTTGGGTCAGAACCCATCAACTTTTGAACCAAGTCCAAATCATCGCTAATAGTAGAATAGCTATTAGACCCAAAGGGTTTATAAGAAACACGAGCACACCGAGCAGCAGATATGTTAAGAATATCCTCAAAATTTAACATATCCCTTTTATCTTCTTCTCGAATAAACGGTACGTGCCATTCACCATAGTATTTTTGCTCTGGCGTGGACTCTTCTATTGCCGTTCGCATAGCAATAGCTAGTGCTCGAAACTCTGGTTGGGCATCGTTATGGCATCGTAACCTAAAGAAATTATTCCATTCAGTAGCAGTTACAACACCATGTACCCAAAGAAAAGGTTCGATAAGACGGTTCGTAACCTGCTTGTGTACGTGCAGGGCAGCCAACTCTTCGGCTCTATCTGCTGCTTCTCGTGCGGCTTTAACCCAGAAGAACTTCGCCTGTTCTAACTCACAACCAACCATATTATCGCTGGCTTGCATACCCGGTCGATTCAAACCAAACTCACAAGGTATCACAGGGTTGGAACGAACCTCTTCTAGTAAGACCTTTGTTGGGACTGCCCGACTAGACCTAAAAGAACGAGAGAACGCACGGTGAGTGTTGAATTCAGGCAGTACAAAACGTGGAAAGGTGACTCGTAATGTGGTGATACGATACCCTGCTGGAGAGATTGAATCTGCTAAGATACTGGCACTTGTTAAGTCAGTAAAGTGTTTTGTCATCGACTAAATACGCTTTCATATTCATAGTACTTTTCTTAGAAAGAAATCCCAGTTTTCTTGTGGAGAGGGTAACCGGGTAAACCTCTTGTCCTCAATAGACGAATCAACGTCTAGCCCACGGACACTTACTCAATATCTTAGAAGGGTAAGACACCTTCGGGTACTTCATCATCTGAACCGTACGGAACAAGTGTATCTACACGTACCTTAAGAAGACGATGCCCCTTGCCCTTTTTAGAGTCGTACACTTCTACTTTGACTGCACCTTCTGAACCATTACCCACAAGACCATTCCATTTTTCGGGTTTTGCCCCTTCAGCAAACACAATTTCAGGAGGACCTTGTGGTTCCTCAGTATCGGTTGTGTAATTCTTCTTAGTCATAGAGCGACGAAACTTCACGCTAGACCGACCATCTTCTTCTGTCCGAACCTTTAAGCGAAGCTCTGACTTATTAAATAAGTCCAAACTAGATGGGTCTAAAATCACGTCTGTAGAGTAGCACTCATACTCTGTGTCAGGTTGAAGCAACTTAGCCCAACGAAACTCACCAGAGAAGTAATAGATTTTTGAAGCCATAGTGTGTTGTATCCTTTAGTTAATTAGATCATGTTTCGGAAAAGGGATGACGCTTGTACTAAAAGTAAGTTGTTCTTCTTCTGTAGGTAATTCCTTTATCTGTTCGATAACAAACTCCTGTAGTTTAGAACCCATCTCTTCTAGTTGCAAGCGCGCATCTTCTTCATTCTCAGCAAGAATAACGTTAGAGGTCGCAAATATTGGACCCAAAAACTTAACATCAGCAATAAAGCGTTTCACTAGTTATTTTATCCTTCAATGTGTATCGGCCCATGTTAATCCAATGGAAGAAGAACCGGATAGAGCACATTTCATATTTAGCAGTACACCAGCCTTGGCAATCGCTTCTTTCTGTACGCTAGCAATTCTTTGGGCATCTTCCATTGTATAGCACTCAGTCTGCCACTCATCATGAACAAAGTCTACTTGCTTAAACTGAATCCCTTCTTTAGTCAATTGTTCGTGCCATAAAACATTCGCTAACTTCATGATTACAGACTCGCCATTTTGTAGGTATCCTGCCAACATAAGGTGTTCATTATGACACGGAACAAGACGCTTGTCAAGTCCTATGAAGTACCCTTTAGCAGCATCTTGCGGTATTAGTTTTTCTTTCAACCTTTTTAGACCGGGATAGGATTTAACGAAGTCATCTCTAGCTCTCTTAGACTCTTCCATAGAGCAGTTTAAAACAACAGCACTTTTTCCAATGCCGGCCCCGAGTAACCACGAATAGATGAATGTCTTAGCCATATCCCGGTCTACGCCGGTAACATTCAATGCCTTCATGTTCAGAGTATGTACATCCGTTCCATCTTCTTTTCGACCTGAGACGATAGCATTAGTGAAAGGTACATCGTCCATTTTATGTGCCAGAACACGTAATTGGATGCCTTCTGCGTCCACACCCACAAGTAAAGCACCCTCTGGGACTTTGAATAAGGAACGCATTTCATGTGCGAAGCCACCTTCCAAACCTAAGATTGGCCCATCAGAATCAAACTGTATTCTAGGAATATTGGCCATGTTAGGTTTACTGTGGGACATCCTACCAGTCCAAGAGCCAATAGGAGTAAAGATACCGTGTATTCGCCCTGTAGAGGCCCTGTACGCGCTTATCCATTCAACCAAGGTGGACACACGGGACGATAGAATAATGTACTCACGGAGCTTGTGGGCCGATTTAGGGGCATTCTGTGGTAGTGTCTCTAAGTTAGCCTCATTAACCTTCCAACCGAACTCTAAAAAGTGTTCCAACCGGGTGTTATCTTGTTGCCTCTTAGGCAATTTAAGATATTCTATATGGCCTTTTGTCTTATCGAAGGGTTTCCAACCGGCTTGATTTAATCGTTGAACAATCTGTTTAGGACTATCTGGATTAAATGGTTCCCATTCGATAAGAGAAAAGGGGCAGTTTGCAGAAAAGGGTGTTAAATCATCTGTCCATCGGAAGTCTACTTTAGATATAGTACCAAATTTAGTACACTTAGGATTTATTACTCGAATAAAACTTGGCTTAGACTTAAAGTCCTGTTGTAGTTCTTCGAGAATCCGCAGGGAGCGTCTTGTTAGTTCGCTGTGGAGTTCCTTTGCACCCTCTATATCAAAGCAAAAGCCATTCTCATGCATCTTTTGGCTTAACTGAGCGGCTTTATGTTCTAATTGTACTGCATCTTTGTACTCATCTCGTTCAATGTGTTTTTCGAAGCGTCGAAAAAGAGAAGCTGTGATACTGGTATCAACAACACACCGATGAACCATAGCCTCAGAAAATTGGGTCCAGTCTTCGTGCTCTACCTTGCGTGGTCCATGTAAACGTTGAGACCAAGCATCTAAGGAATGACCACCTTGGACATCGTACCTAAATAATCTAGAAATAATTAGTGTATCCAAAACAGCGTCTTCGTTTATTAGCACCGAAGGAACTAATCTTTTGAGAACAGGACAGTCAAAAGCTATACCATTATGGAATACCCACGTACGAACTGTTCTAGCAAATTCTTCTAAGGCTTTAGGTTCCTTATCTGGACGGATAAAAGTCCATTGTTCTTTTGTACGAATATCCTCACAACAGACCACCCAAACAATTGTGGCATCATTACCTAGACCGTTAGTCTCTATGTCACATGCTATAATTCTAGTTGGGACAAATTCTATTACTTGTGTCAAGTTCGGCTGTACCCTTCGCATTTAATATCCAGAGAACCTTGGTTGTTTCGAGGGCCTTCGTCTGTACTAAGAACTCTTGTAATTTAATTGGGTACAATAAGATTGTTTGACTGTTAACACCCTTATCTGGGACATCAGGTGTGTCCTTATGTGATGCACCATGGAAGCCGAATACAGTATCCTGTGTGTAACAAACTAAATCGGCATTAAGAAAGTACGTACAGGCTGAATAACATTTACCTGTTAAAACTAGAGGGACCTTTAATTTCTTTAGATAGAATAGGTTAATTAAGGTTCCACCGACAGACCCACCGTAAGATTCGGTTATCACAATTCGTGAGGGAGGCTCTGTCTTAGCCGCTTCCTTAATCAATTCCCGAAGTTCTGTCGAACCGGAGGCACCCTTGTACCAAAAACCCTCACTAGTGCAGGATAAGGGAAGTACTAAAGCTAAGGCTAGTACTGGTATCAGTCCTATGAATCGGTTTAAAATGGTACACCTCCTGTTGCTTTTGCGTCTATTTCTTCTTGGCTTACCTCCGATAGAAGAAAGGTTTCTTTATCAAAGAATAACTTACCGGCTGGTCCTGTCTCAGCCCCAAATCGGTTCTTAAAGATAGTACAAATAGTTGTATTTCTTTCAACAGGATCACTAGAAATGATGTTACGTTCAATTCTCACGTGATTGTGTGCTACCTTCGAGATGTTTCTAGAGCCTCTAGTCTTACCGTCATCATTAATATGTGAGATAAGAAATAAAGTGAACCTCAGTTCTTCAACCATCATATCTAATTTAGTAGAGATATAGTCTAGTTTCTTACGTTCGTCTTCACCTTCAAGACCCGTAACAATCATAGTTATGTGGTCGAGAAAGATGAAGCGACAGTCGCAGACGGACACGAGGAAGCGAATAGTATCTAGAATGACATCAGGGTCATCTGACCCGAAACGGGAATAGATGTGGACTCTATCATCGTACTTAATGGCCTCACGATACGCTTTTTTAATATCTTCTTTTGAAACTTCTACAGTCGGTAAGTGGACGGGTAACTTTAATTTATACCCTGCGATACCTTTAATAGTCCGTGTCTTTGGTTCTTCTAGGTGGATAATACCTATCTTGTTATTCGTGGACTCAAGTAAATGATTTTCGATAGCTCTAAAGACCTCTGTCTTTCCTTGTCCCTCTTGCGCTGTAACAAGATAGATTTCAGGTCTAATACCATAGAACATAGATTGCCACGTAGGGAATGGAAATGTGGCAACGGGTACTTGGTCTTCTTCTTCGTCTAAAGCCTTATCAAATTCTGAGAAAGAGGAGAGAATACCCTTAGGTAAAAACCTCTTAGAATTATACCAAATGTTCTGAAAGGATGCAGATTCCTTATTGACAAGATAGTCGTTAGCATCCTTGTATTTCGTCAAAGGGACATCATATATCTTATTAAAATCAAAGAGTGAGGCGACATCCTGCTTGGCTTTGCGACCCGGCTCATCATTATCGAAACAAAGGTAAATCTTCTCAAAGGAATTCAGAAACTCATAATCTAATTTACAGTCCTTCTTCGCGGTAGAAGCGGAACGAACAGATACTACAGGGTACTTAGAGCCGAGCATTTGGTATACTGCCATAGCATCTTCGTAACCTTCCGTAACTGTTATTGCCTTAGCTGATCCAGCGTTAAAACGTTCTTTCCCAAATAAGCCACCTTCGTTAATAGGACCGGACGAGAAAAAGGATTTATCTTGTACGTTCCTAATACGTTTGGACCCATTGGCATGGGTGCAGGTGAACCGTTTTGGCTCCCCATCTGGTGCAACATCAAAGTACGCTCCATAGAATTGTTGAGTTTTAGCTGACAAAGAACGCCAACCGTCAATAATTTGTTTCGAAGACCCATCTGTCTCTGGAGCCTGTTCTGGACTCTCTAGCTGGTACTCTAGGTCCATACTTTCTTTAGGTTCTTTACTCATAGTACTCCTTGGTTGGACGGATGTAGCACATGAAAAGCAGTATCCGTGTCCATCGTCGTACAGAACAAAGGCATCACTTGAATGACAGTTCTTTTGTGGACAAGGTAGATTAGTTTGTTTTGGTGAGCTTAATCGTTTAAGCATAGTAATCCAGTGTGTACAGAGAGTTCCGTGTCTTAAATCGTACAGTACCGTGTGTTGACTCGTTCTCATCATCGTAATGAAAAACGTAAGAAAGGATCTCTGTAACAGGAGTTGTCATCCAGTAATCGTCTTTTGCGTACGTACTAACGTACGGGGAACCAACGCAACACAGAGAACCTACACGTATTGCATTATTTTCTGTTGGTCCATTGTACTCAATAGCTTGTAGCATTATACCCGAGGCCCCGGCACCGTCAGCGTCCCGAGATAGTACGTATCGACTTGGTGCCAACTTAATCTCAGTTATCATAATCCTTTACCTCTGTTTCTCTTAAAAAATGCACTTTTAATGGACTTAGCACAGTCCAGACAAATTGGTTTAGCAGTTCTTTTATCTAATATAATCCTATTGTCAGTAGTAGAATTATAATTTTGAGAATAGAATGTTGTTCGCAAACTCTTATCATTTGTGTAATCACAGATTGAACATCGCATCACTATGGGTGGTCCTTTCCCGGTGGAGAACTAATAGTTATTATAC